TGGGGCATCAAGGCGGGCGAGGGCATCAAGGCGGGCTGGGGCATCGAGGCGGGCTCGGGCATCGAGGCGGGCTCGGGCATCGAGGCGGGCGAGGGCATCAAGGCGGGACTCTCGGTCGTCTGCCAAAAGGTCCTTACCTTTAAGTTCAATCTTTTCGCCGGCGCGGCGACGTGGAAGGAGGCGGCGCCGGAAGAATCGGTCGTCTCGTGCAAGAGCATAGCCGGGGGCGGCGAAATCAAGCACGGCACTCTCAAGTTGCTCATCGAGGAAAAAGCGAAATGAAAACGGAACCCAAGAAGCAAGCAACCGATTTGGACGGCGTGCAGCTCAGCGACCGCAACACGCTCGCACAGCTCCTCAAAGACGAAAAGCTGCACGACTTGGGCGGCGTGGCCAAGATCACGGGTCTCTGCGTGCGCTACCTGCGCCGCCTCTGCCACGAGGGCAAGGTCGACCACCACCGGCTGCTCGGCCGTTACTACATGACGCCGGCCGAAGCCGCGGCGCTGCTGCGCCCGGTCGCCAAGAAGACCAAATAGGCCGCCAGGTGAAGACCAAGGCGGAAGCAATCCGCGCGTTTTTGGCGGCCGGTTTTCCTATCATACCGCTTGATGGCAAAAAGCCCGTCGAGTCGCAATGGGAAAACAGCCCGCTCTCGAAGCACGACGAAAAAACAATCGGCTCCGATCAAAATTACGGTGTCGTGCTCGGTGCGCAAGACCTCGTCGTCGACGTGGACCCACGCAACTATGAAAAAGACGATAAACCTCTCGACCGCCTTGCCAAAGCGATCGGCGGCATCCCGGCCGGGACGTTGGTCACAAAGACCGGCGGCGGTGGGCTACATATTTTTCTCGAAAAGCCGCGTGATTTATCTGTTCGCAACGCCATCCCAGAATTTCGCGGCATCGAGTTCAAAGCCGGCCCCGGCCGCCAGGTCGTCGGCCCGGGCAGCGTTCACCCCGAGACGGGCAAAGGATACTTTCACCTACAAGGATCTCCTGCGAGCGTTGCGCAGGCTCCGCAAGCTCTCCTAGACCTCATCAAGCGCCTGCCCGTCAAGGACTTCGGTGCGGCGGGCACGGCCGCCTATCAAGACGACGAAGCCACGCGCGCGCGGTGCTTCGCCTACCTCATGATGGCCCCGACGGTCGGCACCTACAAAGTCGTCTGCGGCCTGCGCGACCTGGGCGTGAGCCCCAAGGTCGCGTTGCAGCTCCTCCTCGAATCGTGGAACGACCGGCGCCCGGTCCCGAAGACCGAGGAGCAATTCGTCGAGAAAATCCAGCACGCTTACACCTACGCCAAGGGCGCTGCCGGAAGCGCGCACCCCGCCGCGTACTTCGACAAGGTCGAATCGGCCAAGGCTCAAAGCGCTGCGACCAAGCAAAACGCCGAAGACGTCGAAGAAGCGGTCGGCAAGTCAGGCTGGAAGCTCGACAACAAGAAGCAGCCCGTGAGCTGCCTGCAAAACACGCTCAACTATTTGAGCTTGCCGTCGGTCGGCTTGCGCGGCTGCTTCGGCTACAACGAGTTCGCGCGCCGCGTGGATCTCATGCGGGAAACGCCCTGGCGTGCGTTGCCGGGCCTTCCCGTCTCCGATATCGACCTCCAACGGATGCGCGCGCATCTGGCACGCAACCACGGCTACGAGACGGGCATGACCAATCTCGTCGACGCCATGGTCGACGTTTCGCAGTTTCGGCGCTTTCACCCCGTCAAGGAATACTTAAACGCACTCAAGTGGGACGGCGAGTCGCGGCTCGATGGCTGGCTCTCCAAATACCTTGGCGTCGAAGCCGGCACGGACGGCTACGCGGCCGCGGTGGGGCGCAAGACCCTCGTGGCCGCGGTCGCGCGCGTCTACGAGCCCGGCATCAAATTCGACCATGTCCTCGTGCTCGAGGGACGCCAGGGGCTCGGCAAGAGTGGAGTTTGCGCGGTGCTGGGCGGGGAATGGTTCTCTGACTTTAAGATGAACGTCGGCGACAAGGACACAATCCAGATGATGCAGGGCAAGTGGTTAGTCGAGATGCCCGACCTCCACGCCACGCGCCAGGCCGACATCGACATGGTTAAGTCCTTCCTCACGCGCCAAGTCGACGAGGCGCGCATGGCTTACGGGCGCTTGCCGGGGCGCTACCCGCGCCAGGGCATCTTCATCGGCACCTACAACCCGGGCCCCGACGGCACCTATTTGAAGGACGACGAGAACCGGCGTTGGTGGCCCGTGATGTGCCACGCGGTTGTCGGCCCCGTGTTTGATTTCGTCGGGCTCAAGGCCGTGCGCGATATGCTGTGGGCCGAGGCGGTCGCGCTATACAGGAAGGGGGAGGCGCTCAAGATGGACACAACGCAATTGCAGGACGCCGCGCGGGCGGCGCAGGCTGAGCGCGTCGCCGACCACCCGTGGGCCGAGCGCGTGGGCGATTGGATTAAAGAGCGCGACAAGAACAAAGAGACGCGCGAGGATTTCTACACCGGCCGCGAAGTTTTCATCGGTGCCATGGGCGGGATGGACGTGCGCTATTCCCGGCACGAGCAGATCGGCATTGCAAAGGCGCTCAAGGACCTCAAATGGTCGGCGGGGTTTAAGTGGCGCGACGGCGGTGCGGTGCGGGGCTTCTGGCGCGCAGGCGTCGCGCCCGCGCCGGCGCGCTCGGTGAAGAAGGAAGAGGCCATGAGCGTGTTCGGAGACCTCGCCTAATGTACGGTCTCGGCTTTCAAGCGCGAAATCACCCGCAACAGATCCGCACTCACGGCGGGGCCTCGCCATTGTTATCTTCGAGAGCGCGGAAAAATAAGTGTTGACAATTCGCGGCGCGTCTGCTAGAATTATGAACGTAAACAAAAGTCAATGCGAGATTACCCCATGTTAAAAAAGAGACTGAAACCGTTTCAAGTTCACGGCTCGCTTTTCCTCCAAAGCAATCCCCACGCGCTGCTCGCTGACGAGCCCGGCCTCGGTAAGACCGTCCAGGCCATCGACGCGGCCGTGCGCCTCGACCTTCGCAGCATCCTCGTCGTGTGCCCAGCGTCGGTACGGATGGGCTGGCATCAAGAGGTCCATGAGTGCGGCGCTGCCGGTTTGTGGAACGTCATCTCCTACGAACAGGCCGTGCGGGGCGGCTGTGATTTCGACCGCGGCTACGACGGCCTCGTCTTGGACGAAGCCCACTACCTCAAGACGCCCGATTCCAAGCGCACGCAGGCGATCTTCGGCAAGGGCGGCCTCGCCCGCAGCCCGCGCCTGCGCGCCCGCTGGGCGCTCACGGGCACGCCCGTCTTAAACAGGCCGCGCGAACTCTGGCCCCTCCTAAAAAATCTACACGGCGGCTTTGCCGAGATGAGCTGGGCCGTCTACGCGCAGCGCTACTGCGGCTCTTACTTCAACGGCCGCGAGATGGACACGCGCGGAGCGTCGAATGTCGACGAGCTGCGCATCCGCCTCGGCGGCTTCATGCTTCGGCGCACGAAGGACGAAGTGCTCCCCGAGCTCCCCGCGCGTCTTGTTTCCCGCGTGCCGCTCAAGCTGGCCGCCGCCGCGCAGCAAATCATCGACCGCGCCGAGCGCGAGATCCTTGACCGAGAGGCGAAGATTTCCGCGGCGTCGGAGAACTACTCGCAGTTGGGCGACATGGCGGCCCTTCTTCACGCCACGGGCCTCGCAAAGATTGCGGCGACGATGGGCTTCATCAACGACTTGCTCGAAACCGAAGAGAAGGTCGTCGTCTTCTTTAAGCACACCGACGTCGGCGAGGCGCTGCGCGCGGCCTGCTCGATTAGCGGCCTCGGAAGTGTGGCCTACCAGGGCGGCATGAACGATGCCGGCAAGCACCACGCGATCGAAGCGTTCAAGTCGGCCGGCGTCCGAGTCTTTTTAGGCCAGATTCAAGCGGCCGGAACCGGCATTAACGGCCTGCAAGAGGTCTGCTCCTCGGTCGTCTTTGCCGAACTCGATTGGACGCCGGGCGTCATGGTCCAGGCGATGGACCGCTTGCATCGCATCGGTCAGAAGGCCGGAAGCGTGAACGCTTACCTCTTGCACGCGCCGGGCACGATGGAGTCGGCGGTCCTGCAAGTCCAGAATTCGAAGGGTTCGGTCGTCGGAAAATTGATGGGCGAGGCGGGGTGGCGCGCATGATAGAAATTCTTGCCGTGCTCGGTTGCGTGTTGAATCTTTTCGTTTTGGTCTTAAATATAAAAGGAGAACTGAAATGATGCAGAAGCTCGAAAGACTCATCGACGTCGCCACCGAGGCGCTGACGCTTTACGTCTCCAACAACGGCGGCCAAGCCGCGCTGCCGTTCCGCGGGGACGTCCCGGCGCAGCCTTCGGCCCCCGAGAAGCCCGCAAAGGAGCGCAAGACGCGCACCCCCAAAGCCGCGCCCGAGGTCGTCGACTCGCCGTTCGGCGGCGCCAACCAAGGCGGCCAGCCCGCTCCCTCGAAGCTCGCCCCCGAGGACGCGATTGAAGCCGGCCGCCGCGGCCAGGAAGTCATGGGCCTCTTCATTCGCCGCTACCTCAAGGCCAGCCCCACGGGCCTCGAGCGCGCGAAGAAGATCATCAACGACACGTTGGGGCTGCCGCGCACCCCCGCGGCGGCGTGGAAGCTCGAAGACTTCACCCCCGAGGACTGGCTCAAGCTGACGCCGACCTTCGAGGCCGAGTTGGAAAAGGCGGACGGGAAATAGTTCATGGACCCGAACTACAAGGCGCCGGCACCGCGCGATGCGTCGCTCTCACGAGCGGAACGCCGGCGCCTTGAGCGCGGACGAAGCGAAGTCGTGGGCACCGTCGGGTGCAAATTCTGCATGTCCACGCGCGGCGTTTACGAGAGGGCGGGCAACAGGTTCTACTGCTATACGCCCAAATGCAAAGGGGGAAGAAAATAATTTATGGGAACTCACGCCAAGCTGTCGCCATCAAGCGCCGAGCGCTGGTTCAACTGCGCCGGCAGCCTCAATCTCATCGCCACGTTGCCCGAGAGCGCATTCAAGGGAAATAAATACAGCGTGGAGGGTGTCGTGGCCCATCAACTCGCCGAGGACTTCGTGACGGGCGAGGTCGACCTGCTCACCTTAACGAGCCGCGTTGGTGAGACCGTCATGCAGGAAGGCTTCGAGGTCGAGATCACCGACGCCATGATCGAAGGCGTGATCGAGTACGCCGACCACATCACCAGCATCCGCAAGGCGATGCCGCATCGCTCCGCGCCCGTCGTGGCGCTGGCCGAGGTTCGCGCCATCGCGTCGTCGGTGGACGCCGAGGTCTACGGCACGGCCGACTACGTCCTCTATCAGAAAGGCAACGAGCTCCACGTTCTCGACTTCAAGTACGGCAAGGGTGTTGTCGAGGCCGAGGAAAACAAGCAAGGGCTCATCTACCTCGTCGGCGCGCAGGACACCGAGGCGGGCACGGCCTTCGACAAGGTCTTCTTCCACATCGTCCAGCCCCGCGCCCGCCACAACGAAGGCTCCGCGCGCCCCTGGCAGCTCCCCAAGGGCCGCCTCGACGCCTTCCGCAAGGAACTGGCGGCCGCCGTGGCGCGCACGAAGGACCAGAAGGCCCCCCGCGTGGCGGGCCCGTGGTGCCACAAGACGTTCTGCCCGGCCCTGGCCTACTGCGCCGAGGCGCGCGGCGCCCTGGAAGGGGGCGTGCAGGCGGTCTTTACGAAGATCCCGGCCCCGCCGTCCAAGGAAGTCGCGCTCGGGATGCACTTGCCGCCGGTCGAGAAGATGACCGTCGAGCAGCTCGGCCGCGCGCTTGATTGGGAGGATTTCCTCGACTCTTTCATGGAAGCCTGCCGCGAGCGGATGCACGCGGAGCTCCTCAAGGACCCCAACGCTTCCGCCGAGTACAAGCTCGTCGAAGGCAAGACCAATAGATCATGGGGGGTGGAAGGGGAAGTCGAGACCGCCTTCGCCATGCTCGGCGACGACCGCTACAACCGGAAGCTCAAGTCGCCGGCGCAGATGGAGAAGCTGGCCGGCAAGGAAGAGGTCGCAAAGTACGCGGTGAAGCTGCCCGGGCGTCTGACGGTCGCCAAGATGAGCGACAAGCGCCAGGCTGCGACCACCGCGCCCGGCGACGCCGCAGCGGTGTTCGGAGTCGCGGATACTTTCGGGCCCGAACCCGAGAACATCTTCGGCGACCTCGGCGGGCCGCCGGCGAAGAAAGAAGCGTTCTGGCCCCAATGAAGCGCGGGCAAGGGCCCCAAGGAAGCCGCGAGGCTGGTACTTGAGGTCGGACCCAGGCGCGCAGGCGGTGTGATGACCGCCAAAGATGCAGCGCGCTCGGTCCAGTAGACGGGAAGCCGGTCAGGCGTCGTTTAAGCTGAGATCGGCCGATTTGACAGACAGACGCTAAACCAAAGGAGAAAAACGAGATGACTACTGAAGCGAAGAAGAAGAAGCTAGGCCCGTGTGACGTGTTGACGCCGGTGTTCCGAGCGTCGTATCTCAACGTGTTCGAGCCCCGCGCGTCGGACATTAGCAAGCCTGATGCCAAAGAATACGGCGTCGAAATGTGGTTCCGCGTCGCGCACACGCCCGAGTCGCAGGCCGCGGGCGAGGAGATCGTTAGCATCAAGGATATGCAAGCTGCCGCTATGGCCGCAGCGTCCGAAAGATGGGGCGTTGATAGTGCGAAGTGGCCCAAGTTCAAGTATCCCCTCTTCAAAAAGGGTGAGAACAATGAGGGCAAGAATGGGGCCAACCCGGGCGTCATCATCGTGCGCACGAAGCGCAGGGAGAAGTTTGGGCGGCCGATTGTGGTCGACCAGAACATCAAGGACATCATCGACAAGAATCAGATATACTCGGGCTGCTACATGCGCGCGAAGCTCCACGCCTACGCCTGGCCGTCGCCTGGCCAGCCGGCGACTTACGGTAATGGCGTTAGCTTCACGCTCGACATGCTCCGACTCGAGAAGGACGGCGAGCCCTTGGGCAACCGCATGGAAGCGGCCGACGCTTTCGCGTCGATCCCGTTGCCGTCGGGAGCGCCTGCGGGTGCCGCGGCTTCTGCTCCCGCCGCGGCTTCTGCTCCCGCCGCGGCCGGTGGCGTGTTCGGAGACTTGGGGTAGAGTCCAAGTGAGGTAGGCCCCGCCCGCGAGTTGCCAGGAGCTTCGCGCGGGCGGGGCTGAACTTCAACATGAAAACCATTGACTGCATCGGCCTCGCGGTTTGCTTGTACCTAGTCCCGCTGATAATCTATGGCTTCTTCCATTTGCCGAAATGAACATCGACGACAGCATCAAAGACGCAGACGCCGACTCGCCTAACAAAAACAGCCGCCCCCAAGGAGAGATAGCGTGAAGATTGCCTATGCCGACCCGCCGTACCCAGGATGCGCCCACCGCTACAAGGACCACAAGGACTTTGCTGGCGAGGTTGACCATGCCGAACTCATCGCCCGCCTAGAGCGCGACTTCGACGGCTGGCTTTTGCACACCAGCTCGACGGCTTTGCGCGGCGTGTTGGCGATCTGCCCGCCCACGGTGCGGATCATGGCCTGGGTTAAACCGTTCGCGGCTTTCAAGCGCAATGTGAGCGTGGCCTACGCCTGGGAGCCCGTCATCGTCAAAGCCTGTCGAAAGCCCGTCGTCACCGGGCGCATCGTCATGCGCGATTGGGTCAGCGAGAGCATCACGCTCAAGAAAGGACTTTGCGGGGTCAAGCCGCCGAAGGTGTGCGCGTGGGCTTTCGAGATGCTCGGACTCGAACCCGATGACGAGCTTGTGGACTTGTACCCAGGCACGGGAGCCGTGACGACGGCGTGGGAGGCTTGGAAGGAATCTCTCCGCGCCCCCAAGGAGAACAAGACCAATGGCCTTTGATGAACAGCCGGACCCGCTTTCCGATTGCATGGAGGCGTTCGACAAGATGAAGCGCAGGGCCGAGAAGGCCGAGGCCGCGCTGGCGTCATCTGACGCGGCATGGCGCGACCGCGTGGAGGAATTGAAGCGGGAACTTGCCGACGCCACGCTTTCACGGATCACTAAATGAAAAAAGAAATCCCGAAGTTCGACGACAAGTTGACTGAGGTCACGATTTTTCGGATGCCAGTCGGCGTCCGTAAAATCCTCGACGACGTCCCCTTCGTGAAGGGCTCGCTTGAAGTCGAGACCGAGCGGGCGCTTGAGGGTTTGATACTCAAGCTGCGCGCCTACGTCCTCGCCGATAAGCCGATCGCGTTGCCCCTCATGGTGCGCGAACCCGCCTCTTGGTGGCAGCACTTTAAGCGCGACCAATTCCCCGTTGCCTGGCTGCGCCGCTGGCCCGTCGAGTACGTCGACACGCAGCTTCACCTTCCGTATCAGGTCTTCGTTTGCCCCCACGCCACGATCGCGTGGCCGGGCGAGAATTGCGAGCACATCAAGTTCTTGATGGACGCGCCGTGAAACTCCATCTCGATTTCGAAAGCCGCTCTGACCTCGACATCACGAAAGTCGGCGCTTGGGCCTATGCGAGCCACGAATCGACGGACATCACCGTTGCCCGCTGGGCCGTCGACGACGAGCCCCTGCAGGGCGTTATGGGATGGGATTTGCGCGGGGGCGCCAAGCCGCCCGTCTTGCGCGATTTTGTCGGGCGCGTCGTCGCCCACTCGGTCGAGTTCGAGTACGCGATGTGGCACTTCGTCATGCACAAAAAATACGGCTTCCCCGACCGCCTGGACCCCGCCGGCTGGGACTGCACGAAGGCTCGCGCCTACATGTGCGGGCTTCCTGGCTCGCTTGAAGGCGTGGCGCTGTCGCTCCGCCTCAACTTCCAGAAGGACATGATGGGCCGGAAGGCGATGTACGCCACTTGCCGCCGCCGCAAGGACGGCACCTGGGATGAAGACCCCGCGACCTACGTCGCGCTTTACCGTTACTGCGGCATCGACGTCGAGACTGAGCGTGCGGCCGACAAAGTGCTGCCCGAGTTTCCGCCTTCCGAACGCAAGCTCTTCGAGATCGACCTGCGCATCAACCGCCGCGGGCTCCTGTTAGACCTCAACGCCGCCCGCAAGGCCACCGAGATCGCAGCGGGGCTCACCGACGACTTGAACGCCCAGCTCCGCAAGATGACGGGCGGGGCGTGCTCGAAGGCCTCCGGCGTTCCCGAGATGAAGCGCTGGGTCGCGGCGCAAGGTGTCAAGATCCCCACCGTCGTCGAGATGGACAGCGAGACCAACGAAGAGGAAATCAAGGAGACGCTCGACATCGAGGCGGTCAAGGACCTTATCAAGGACCCCGAGACGCCCAAGCACGTCGTCGACGTCCTCAAGATTCGCCAACAGGTCGGAAAATCGAGTGTCGCCAAGTTCAAAACGATGCTGCTCTGCGCCTGCGCGGACTGGCGGGCGCGCGGGATGTTCCAGTTCAACGGCGCGCACACGGGGCGGTGGACAGCACGGCTCTTCCAGCCGGCCAATCTACCCCAGGGCTTCGGCGGCGAAGACGTCGAGGCGCAACAGGAATTCGCGATTGCGATGCTCAACGAGGGCGTCGGCTTCTTTCGCGCGGCCTTCGGCGACAAGGCGATGCAAACGCTCTCTGACCTCATCCGCGCTGTCATCGTTCCGGCGAAAGACCACGTCTACGTCGGTGCCGACCTCAACGCCATCGAGTGCCGCGTGCTCAACTGGCTTGCCGGCGAACAGTGGGTCATGGCACTCTTCGCGCGCGGGGAATCGCCCTACATTCGCATGGCCGAGGGCATCTTCGAGAAGAAGGGGCTCTCCAAGAAGGGCACGCCGTTCGAGTACGACATCGGAAAGCGAAGCGAGCTGGGCTTCGGCTTCGGCATGGGTGCCGCCAAGTTCCAGGGGTCGGTCTACACCGAGACCTCGAAGAAGGGCGAGGGCGTGTGGCTCGACGACGACCTGGCCGAGAAAGCCAAGACCGTCTACCGCGAGACGCACCCCAACGTCGTCGCCTTCTGGTACGCGACCGAGGCCGCGGCTGTCAACGCCGTGCGCAATCCGGGGCAACTTTTCCCTGTCGCCGGCGGCCGCGTCTTGTGGGGCATGAGCGCTGACCGGGTCTACTTGGTGTGCAAGTTGCCCAGCGGGCGGCTCCTGCGCTACTACACCCCGAGCGTCGTCCAGGCAACGTCGACGCGCTGCAAGGCGCCTGACTGTCCCCACGTCCTCAAGAACGACGTCGAGTTGTGCCCTAAGAAACGCGCGAAGACCGAGCTGCACTACTGGGCGAGCGCAGGCAAGGGCGCGATTCGGACAGGCTGCAACGGCTTTCTCGGCGAGTATAGAACGTGGGGCGGCGAGCTCGTCGAGAACACCGTCCAGACCGCCGCTAGAGAATTCATGGTGGTCGGGATGGAGCGCGCCGAGATGAGCGGCAAGTTCCCGCTCGTGCTCCATAACTACGACGAGTTGCTCGCGGAAGTGCCGTTGACGGGAGACGTCGGGCTACGCTTGCCCGAGTTGATCGGCATGATGACGAAGGACCTACCGGCGTGGACGGCGGGCTGTCCCGTGCTGGCGGAAGGATTCATCGGAAAGAGGTATCGAAAATGAGCAAAGTCCGAATCCCCAAGAACGTCAAGACGACGCCGCGCTGCCCGTTGTGCCACGCGATGTTCGACCGCCGTCTCGACGAGATGGTCAAGCAGCGCCTCGAACAAATGGTGGCCGAGGCCATCGTCAAATTCAAGGCCGCCAACAACAGCAAGGAACTCGCGAAGGCGCGGCAATGGGGCGAGATGCTCGAGGCGTCGATCAAAGGCGGGGCGGCCGAGGTCTTCGTCTGCCACCATTGCAAAATCGGCATCGCCTGCAACGACCCTTTCGTCGGGCGCTGGGAGGAGGCCTACGCGAAGGGCGAGAAGATTCTGTGCCCAGCCTGCGACCACGAGATGCGATTCTTCTGCACGTCGACGGGCTTTATGTTGGCCCAATGCCCGGTCAAGAAGTGTCGCTCGCGGATGCAGCTCTCGTCTCCCGATCGCAGCAAGGCCGGTGAACCGAATAAGCAACTCTTCGACGACAAGGGAAATACACTGGCACTCCCCAACGTCGCCGGCGCTGTCGCAACGCCCGACGACATGAGCGACGCGCAGCTCGGAGAGGCGGACGACGCGGACCTGCCGACCGTCGATTTGAAGCTCGACGGCTCGGGGCGCACGACTCGGGAGGGGCACGCATGAACGCCAAGTGCGTCCATGCGCGCGGCTGGCCAGGCTGCGTGTTTTTGGCGGCGGGCGAGTGCGGAAATCCGGGTGGCCGCATCGCCGTCATGGGGGTCGACCCCGGGGTCGCCGGCGGCGTGGCTGTCCTCGACCAACACGGGGGCGTCGCCTTCGTGCGCGGCCTGCGTTCTGATATGACCGAGGACGAGGTCTTGGAGATCCTGCGCTTCGCGGCGACAGCACTCCTCAAGTGCGGCGGCTGGGAATGCTACTTCGAGAAGGTCCAGCACATGACCGGCGACGGGGCGCAAGGCTCGCACACCTTCGGCTACATCAAGGGACTCATGCGCGGCGCGCTCAAGAGCCGCGGCGTGCACCTCTACGACGTGCCGCCGCAGCTCTGGCAGACCAAGCTAGAGTGCATGACGGGCGGCAACAAGAACATCTCGAAAAAGCGCGCGGTCGAACTCTTCCCCGGGATTAAGATGACCCACGCCATCGCCGACGCCCTGCTCATCGCCACCTACGGCCGCATGTGCGCGAGGTAATCGCGGCGGCGGGCACGATCGCGGCCATGGCTGCGACGTGGATGACGCCGGCGGGCGGCGCCGGGATGGTCGGCCTCTTGCCGCCCCACTACGGCTACTCGGCCTACTTTGAGAGCGCAGCCCTCCTCTGCGCCACCTGGCCGGAGGCTCAGGGGTTGTGCCTAGGGGCGATGCTTATATCCACCAACCGCTGCTCCTGGGTGGGCGCGTTGGTGGGGTGGGGCTACCTCGGCGGGCGTCGTAGACGCGCCGTGGCGGCCGTCCTCGTCGTCCTGGCGGTGGTCCTGGGCGCGCGGCTCAAGCCCCACCCCTACAACGACGCCGTGCGCCTGGACATCTGGCGGGCCGTGGCGGCCTCCCCGGGGGTCGGTAGTGCGGCTTTCGCAGCCGTGCGGGTCGACGGCCACCCCGCGGCCAAGGCCCACTCCGACCTTTTGCAGCTCTACGTCCACTTCGGGGCGCGCTTTATGCTCATCGCGGGGGCGCTGATGCTCCTCGCCCTGGACTGGCTGCTCGACGGGGAGCGACTACTTGCGGTGGCGGTCGTGCTCTGCCTGACCGCGCAATCGCTCCTCGACAACCGCCTCCACCACCCGGCCTGTGCCGCGCTCTACGCGCTGGCTTGGTGGTGGGCTATTTCGGAGCGGCGACGCCAGCGGCCTCCGCCTGGGCTTCCTGTGCGGCGCTAAGCAGGAAGTCGGCCTCGTCTTTCATCACGCTCTGGATCTCGGCGTCGGAGCTGCCCGCCTTTTTCAAGGCGGCGCGCTGCTTGTCGAACCAGAGCTTGATGAGACGCCGGGCGTTCTCCTTGGTGAAGATGAAGGAGCGCGCGAAGAAGCCGCCGAGGCCCGTGGCCGCGGCGAAGTAGAACGGGTGCGCGGCGGCGAAGGCGTTGACGGCGGCGAGGGCGCTGTCCATTTACTTCGCCCCGCCGAAGATCCAAGAATAGCCGGCGCCGTAGCGCGGCGGCGCGCGGAGTTGGTCGAACTTCGGGACGGCCCCGTCGGACACGAGACTCAGTTTCCAGCCGACGTCAAGCCTCACGCCCTGGCCCGTCGAGGCACCGTTGGCGCCGGTCTGCGTGACGATTTGGCCGAACGCCGCGTAATTACCCCCCTGGTGGGCGAGTGCTTTGGTTAGCGGAAAGAGGAGTTGCGGTGCCACGTTCCAGTCGATCGCGGCATACAAGAAGCCGGTTTGCCCGTTGCCGCCGAAGCCCAGGTCCAGCCCCCACGTCTCGGGCGGGATGTACGCCTGCCACGATTTCGGGAGGAGGGACTCGTCGGGGTTGGCGCGATGGTAGATAGGCGAGAACGTGCCGACCCCTCCGTCGGTCGCGCCCTTGGAGGTAAAGAGGAGGAGCGCGCCGGCCGGCGCCTGCCCGGGGTTCTTGAAGGCGTTGTCGAAGTACGCGGCGCGCGCGGGCGCGGCGGCCAAGAGCAGGGCAAGCAGGATTAGGGGTTTCATGACGGTATTGTAGCCCTGAGATGACGCGCCCGTCAAGAGAGAACTTCGGCTTGGGGCTTGGCGCCCGGCGCCCAGACGACGGTGAGCTCGAAGGGCTGATGCGCCATGTCGGCCTCGAGCGCGTGCAGGGCGACACCGCTGCCGGTGACGCCGCGCTGATGCTTCTCGCCGGCGGGATGCACGCCGGCGGCGAAGATCGCGGTCGTGATGCCGGGGGCCGTGCAGCCCTTGAGCTCGGCCACATAGCCCTGCGCTATGTCGCCGGCTAAATTGGCGGCATGGAGCAAGCAATGGTCACGCCCGGGGACGTTGCGGTAGTGGTAGCAGAAGCCGTGTGCGGGGCTCTCATCCCACTCGACGAGGTAGACGCCCTCGGGGATGCAGGAGATGTCATGCGCGTTGCCGCGCCAGGGCAGCTCCAAGGTCTCGCAGCCGAAGGCCGAGTCGGTCGAGAGCTTGCCGAAGGTGCCCTCAAGCCCGGTCTCGACGCGCGTCAGGGTGGCCTTTCTCATGCGCGCAGGCCCCTCTCGTCTCGTAGGCCCTTCTCGATGCTCTCAAGGCGTCGATTAATCGGGTCGAAGAGCTTCTCCAACTTCGCCTCGTTGACGTAGGTCTCGGCGACGTGCAGCTTGTACTCGTGAAGGTCGCGGCTCTGGGCGTCGATCTTGTCGAAGGCGATTTTCTGTCCCGTCCGCAAGCTGCTGATTTGCTCATCGCGCGAGGCGAGGGCGTTGTGCATGAGGGCCGCGCTGGCCGTGCCGAGCACGCCCGCCACCGACGCCGCCGCCGTCAGCCACCCCGGGAGGTCCAAGAGGACGTCTCCCTTAGTAGATGGTCCAACTGACGGCCGAGCCGCTGTCGACGCTCTTGTACCAGCTCGTGCCGTTGCAGAAGGCGATCGAGTGGACCGTCGGGTCGTAGATGAACTGGCCTTCGGTGCCCGCCGCACACGTCGCGCGCTGTGCTGAGGTCTGGCCGCCGATGAGCGTGAGCGCGGTGCCCGTGCCCGCGGTGGGCACGCCGGTCTGCGAGGACCCGGTGTAGGCGCTCGTGCTGATGACGAGGCCCTGCGCGCCGCCGATGCGGCTCTTGAAGATGTAGGCGGGGCCTTGGAGCACGAACTGGTTGTAGAGGTACGAGCCTTCCGCCGTGGCCCACGCGCGAACGGGCTTGAGCAGGAGCAGGGAAGCGGCCGCCACGATGGACAGCGCCGCGAACGTCAGGGCTTTGCGGATCTTGTTCATTTTAGAGTCTCCTTTTCGTGACGGCGTTGTGACGACTATTCTAGCAGACAAATTCCCTCTTGGCTAGGGGGTCAGTTTGAACGACTCGCCAGGACAGATCATCACCGGCTCAACCCAAAGCTGCTCGTGAGTCGCGTAGATGATGTGGAGGTCCCGCCGACGCTTGATGCACTCGCTCTCAAAGACTCGGGAGGCGCACCCCGCCAAAGCCCCGAGCAACAGCCCGACGGCGGCGGCGGCGAAGGGAGCCCAGGCGAGGCTGTATGGCCACGTCATCACGGCCCGAGTCTCGCGCAATACGCCACGGCGGTTATCGTGCCGACGGTTGAGGAACACGTCCAGCTTGTCGTGCCGCCGCCGTCGCCAAGGAGGGCCACGGTCGAAGTGCAGCCGCCGCCGAGGATGACCTTTGAGCCGGTGCAGGTAGCGGTGCAGGTCGTGACGCCTGCCCCGCAGGCGTTGGTGATGACTTCGTAGCCGAGGCCAGACGTTCCGCTTACGGAAAGATTGCCCCCCGTCCCATCCACCGTCAGCGTCCCGCTACTCATGTGGAGCTTCGTCGCGGGGGAGGCGGTGCCGATGCCGAGAAACTGATTCTGGTCAAGGCGCATACCCTCGGTGATCGTTGCTGACGGGTTCTTGGTGTTGAATTGGAGGTAGCCGCCGTATCCTGACGAATTGGTCAGGTGCCCCGAGATAGTCGCACGAAAGGTCGGGTTCTGACCGGAGTTAGCGGTCTGATCGTTGGTGGCGAAGCTGAGAGAAGTGCCTGCGTCGGTCGTATCGTTGGGAACGATCAGCGTCAGGCCGGAGTTATTCGAGTTCGGGACGAGGCCGATATTCGCGCCTTGGACAAGGAGCTTCTGGCTCAGGTTGAAGATCGTGGTGGTCCCAATCGTCACGTTCCCCTTGATGGTGGCCCCAGAGGCTACGTTGCCGTCGATGGTAAGCGCCCCGCTGGATATTTTGAGCCCGGCGTGAATCGTTACGCTGCTCGCGCTATCAACCGGCCCCGTCACCGTGAACGCTGCCCCCGACGCCGAGTTGACCGTCTGCGACGTGGACGTGCCGGACAGGTCTTTACCGGCGGTGAAGCCAGACGAGGCCGCGGCCGGCGGGGCGCCACCGCCTGAGATTGCCTGCGCGCCCGCGAGCGCGGGAGCAAAGGCAAGAAGCAAGACGAGCAGACCCGTGTTCATTTTCATCTCTTACCTCGACTTGGCGACGCCGGCGCGCGTCGTGCCCGACGTGCTTCCGGTGCGGCAGAAGAAGTCAGCCCCGGCCACCAAGGCAAAGCATGTCGGCTGGGCCGGGTGCGTCGCGTCGACTGCCGGCGGGATGATGGTGCCGATGAGCGCGTTGGTCGTAATCGAGCTCACGCTGACTGAGTCGCCGCAGTAGAGGGCGTTGGTCAAGTCGAGATTTTGGAGGCACACATTCTGCCAGCCGTTGTTGGGGCCGAGCACGATGCTCGTGGCGGGCGCGCTCGAGATGTCGATGCCGACCACCGTGAAGCTAGATTTCGAAGACGTCATCACGGCGTCGTGTGCCACCGCGGGAACCAACGGCCCGAGGAGAATGGCGAGAGTTAGCAGAATGTTTTTCATGGGTCTCCTATTTATCCTCTACGACGAACTGTGATACGTCGCTCGCATTGCCGAACGTGCAAGTGTTGCCGCTCGCCTTGATTCCGAGCGTCCAAGTATGGCTTCTGGCCGATTGAGCGACGACGGTGTGGGCGAAGGTGTAGACCTGCGCGGCGGACGCACTGCCGATCAACTGCGGGCCGTAGCCGGTGCTGGCCGATTCGCCGGGCAGATAGGCTCCGTCAATGAATACAGCGGCGCTGCATAGATTGCCGGTTGAACCCTGCAAAAAGCTGCTGGTGACGGTGATGCGGATTGGCGAGGTGCCGTTGGTCGTATAGGTCAGCGTCGAACCCGGCACGATGGTCCAGACGGTATTGGAGGTTGCAAACGGCGGGATGGCGTTGATCGTGAACGTGCTCGCGTTGACCGTGCCCGCACCGATGGAGGTCACGCTGACGGCGGTCACACGCCCATCGGCCGTCACCGTGATCGTCGGCACGAGCGTCGAGGACCCGTAAGCGCCCGCGGCCACGCCGGTCACGGCGAGCTTGCTGGTATCGACAGCGTTGGCCGCGATCATGGCGTTGGTGATGACAGGCGCGATGGAGGACCCGCCCGTGATGCGGCCGTCGGCCGTGACGGCGAGAACAGGGATGAGGCCCGAGGAGCCATAGGTCGCGGCGGCAACGCCGGTGACGGCCAGCTTGCCGGTGTCGACCGCGTTGGCGGCGAGCTTGGCGTTCGTGACCGCGCCAGCTTGCAACTTCGTCGTGTCGATGGAGTTGGCCGCGAGGGCCGCGTTGCCTACACCCGTGAGGTTCGATCCGTCCCCTGCGTGGGCGCCCACGAAAGACGGAGCGACCACCGTACCCGCCGCGACGTTGATGCCCGAGGACGTCGTCACGCTGTAGGTCGTGCTGCCCGTGGCGGTGAAGCTGCCCGTCGCCGCCTTGATGCCCCAGGCCCAAGAGAAAATCCCGGTCCCGCCGTCGATTTTGAGGGCGGGCCCGGCCGCCAGGTTGAACGGGTTGGCGATCGTGAAGATGCCCGCCATGGACAAGGTCGTCGAGGACCCGTCGAAGGTGTTGCTGTAGTACGGGCCCGCCTGCGCACCGCGCGCGAGGCCGAGCAAGAGAAGGGCGGCGAGAAGAATTTTCTTCATAGTTTTATCCGAGGAGAATCCACTTCTGCATCGCGGGCACCCATTTCTCATAAATCAGCTTATCGGTCGAGTAGTAGTAGACGGCCTGAAGCGGGGTGACGGGCTTGCTCGCGTAGAGGCCCGACGCCTCAGCGGGCGTCTCGGTGTTGCCGACGAGGTCTTCCTGCACGAGCATCGTCAGCTTGTCGATCATCGTCTCGACGGTCTTGGCGGGCACCGACCCTTCGCGCGGAAGCGAGGTCTGCTGCTGGTTGTTCGAGTTGCGTGCGATGACAGCAAAGCCGCCGTTGACGACGGCCACCGTGAAGGTCACGGTTCCGGTCTCGGCGATGGGGTCGAAGGTGACGGTGTAGTCGGTGCCCAAGATGAGCGTTCCGCTCGACACGCCGTTGGCGTCGAGCTTCGAGACCACGAGGTCGGAGGTCGCGAGGATCTTGAAGCTGAAATTGAACGCGACGATGACCCCGTTTCCCGCTTGCTTCGCCGGCGCGTATTGGGATGTCACCATGGGAGCGATTCTAGCATAGCAGGAACGTCCAATTTTGTCCACATGGCCGTCACTCCTCCTCGGTAGCCTTCTGGACGTCCTTGACGAGCCGCGGCGTCAGGTCCTTCTTGAGGGCCTTTACGCCCTTGAGTTCGTCGTTCTTGTCGCGCTCGAGCGTGCCCAGAAGATGCAAGTCGTTGGCGAGTTTGGCGACGTAGCCCGGCCCCGCCGCCGAGAAGAAGAACGGGGGGTCAAGGCCACGCCACACCGAGCCCACCGCGCGGCGCAGGTAGTGGATTGCCTGGCCGCGGAAGCTGTCGTCTTCCATGTCCTTCGTCGCGATCGTGCCCACGGTGCCCGCCATCGCCGCAAGCGAGACTAGGCGCAGCGTCTCGCGCACTTGGACGTCGGACATCTTGCCCTTGCCCGCGACGGCTCGCGCGAGCGCGCGGGCGTCCTCGGCGAGTGTCAGCGTCGGCGGAATGGCCCAGCCCTTGTACTGCGTGAAGGTCTTGCCGACCGTCGAGGAGCCCATGATGGAGGCGGAACGCGAGAGGTCCATCCACCGCCCGGCCTCCTGGCGAATCTGATTGAGGCGCGCATCCGAGATCGTCCCGGCCGCGAACTCTTCCTTGGTCATCGAGCCCAGGAGCAGGTCACCCATCGCCGCCTTGTGGGCCATGCCAAAGCCCCCGTAGGCGAGAGCGCGGGCGAAGTCCTGGGCGTCGGCGCCGGGGCGGCCGACTTCCTGCCACGGGGATTTTCCCGTGAACGACTCGTACTTCGAGAGGATAGCTTTGCCCTGGTCGGTGAACTTGAGCCCCTTGGCTTTGAAGAGGTCTGTGCCCAGCGCCATGTACTCCGTGACCGGAATGGCGACCGAGCCCTTGATGATTTGGAGCGCATAGTTGGCCGCGATGTAGTGGACGGCGGCGAGTGTCTGCGACATGCGTAGTGCTGGGGCCAGCATCTCGCCGACCGCGCCGGCCGAGTTGTTGATGCCCTTTTTGTTGTTGGCGTAGGCTTTGACGAAATCTTGAAGCGAGGATGTCATCGCCTCGTTCTCCTTGGGGGCCAAACCCGTTTCCTCGGGCGGCGCTTTCATGGCGCGCGCGAGGGTGTCGAGGACGGGGGCGATTTGGTCCAGCGCCGCCTTGCGGTAGAAGTCGGAGATGTAGTGATTGGCCGCCTCGACCACGTTCTTCGAGGGGTCGAGCGCGCCCGTGCGGAAAATGGACTGCTTGAAGAACTTGTTGGAGCCCAGGACGTCGCCCTGCGCGTCGACGAAGTCCGCGTTCTTGCCTTGGGCCTGCGGCAAGAACTCCTTGAGGCTCGCGGCAATGCCTTGGCTCTTGAGGTCGCGCAGGATCTCCGGCCAGCCCTTGTTGACGTGCGGGGCGTAGGCGCCCGAGAAGCGCGACTCCATGCCCTCCTTCTTGACCAAGTAGCCCTCGGCCGTGCCAAACCACGCCTTGAGGAAGCCCGCCCACTTGAGTTCGGCCGGCGTGAGACGCTCGGCGGCGGCCGTGACGTCGCCGGGCTCTTTGGCCTCGAGGTAGGCCATGACCTCGCTCTGCTGCGGGGCAAAGAAATCGGCCACGCGCGTGCCAGCGCCTTGCAGCGCGCGGCGCTCACGGATGGCCTCGGCGGCCAAGGTTTCGTTGCGGTCGCGCACGATCTCGGCCAGGCGTTCGCCTTTCTCGGAGGTCTCGCCGGCCAGGTCCACGAAGGGCCGCAGCGCCGGGAACCACTCGCGCAACTGCGGGTCGGGGATGGCGCGCGCCTTCAAAGGCACGCGCACGTTCTGGAAGTCCTCGACGGGCTGCCCGGTGAGCTGCGCCGCCTTCGCGCGCGCCTCGCCGGTCGTCTCCACACCCTCGAGGACCGTGCCCTTCAAGGCCGCGATGCGCTCGGGGGCCAACGCCTCGTCGCCCTTGTCGTAGCCGCGCAGGATCTCCGCGTAGCTCTTGAGCTGCTCGGTCGTCATCTTCGAGAAGGCGGGCAACTTGTTCAACTGGCGGATGTACTGCTCCTTTTCGAGCTGCTTCTCTTGGAGGACGGAGGCCACTTCGGCGCGCGCCTTCTTGCGCTCGACGAGCTTCTCGACGCCCTCGCGGAAGCCGGGCGTATGCTCAGAATTTCGATCTTTCCAAAACGCTTCGCCGTCAGGTGTCGCCATATTGGAGGGGGTAAATTTCTTGCCGAGTTGCGACTCAGCGAAGTCGTACATGGCTGTGGCAATGCCCTGGCGACGGTTCTCTTCTTTCACATATACGTCGCCAAGAGGCCGGTCGCCTCGCGTGCCGGTCACGCCAAGCGATCCGATTTCTTTCCCTGTTTTGTCCAGGGCTACGATGCGGTCTTCCTCGGCTTTGATCGTGTATTCGCCAAACGCCTTCGACGCCGACGGGTTCTTAAAAACGACGGGATCGGTTAAATCTCGCGGAGGCTCTTTTTTGTCGAAATCTTCGATTTGTCGATCGAAGCCGTTGAGGAAATTCTTGTACGCCGTGTCGCCCATGGCACCAATGGCTTTGTTGCCGATGAGCTTCTTGACGTCGTTGGCGGTCAGGCCGTTGTCCTCGGCAATCTTGAGCAGCTCGCGCGCGCGCTCTTGCGACTGCTTGCCGCCTTCCTTGAAGCCCGCCTCCATGATGTTCTGCAAGGTCGCGGGCTTCATTTGAGGCTTGGCTTTGGGCGAGACCTCGAGTTCGCTGGGGTCGCGGGCCGAAAGGAGCTCGCCCTCTTTCTGCGACCCCACGGCCTTGTCGAGGAGCGTATTGAGCTGCCGGTCGATGGCGCGCGTGGACAACCCATTCTTCTGCATCCGGTCGCGCGTCGAGGCGATCTCGCCGATGCGCTGTTGGAGCGCGTCGAGGTCGGCCTTGACCGCCGTGGCGCGCGCGCCGACCGTCGCCTCCTGCACCTTATCGCCCAGGCGCCCGGCGGCCTTGACGATGTCGCCGGGCTTTGCGTCCTTGTTCGCCAGCGTCTCGTCGAGAGACGGCGCGGCCGCCTCCGGTGCCGCCGGCTTCTTGGCGGGGTCGACCGGCGGGGGCTCGGGGCCCTCGCGTCCGTTGGCTTCCCAATCCGCGTGTGCGGCCGCGGCCTCGGGGTCGACGGCGAAGACCGCCAACTCGCCCAGGGCGTGCATCTTCGTCGCCAGTTCGTCGATGTTCGCCGAGACTTGGTTCTGCTCGTCGAGTGTCAGCGGCGGTAGCGCGGGCTTGTCGGCGTCTTCGGCCGCGCCCTCGCCCGTCAAGGTCTTGATGACGATGTCGCGATACTCTTGCGCGGCGTCCGCGGCCTTCTTGTAGGCGTCGGCCACACCCGCGCGGTCGTCAGGGGACACGCCCTCGGGCAAGAACTCCTTGGCCCCCTCAACCGCCTTGACGTAGGCCGGGTGCTCCTTTATACTATCTGGGAGTGGCGACTTCGAATCGGCAGATGGTGGCGAAGAACTTTCAAGCGGAGCTTGGGGCGTTCCTGAAAGAGGCTCCGCAGATGCCGTTCCGGCAGAAGGTCCAGGCATTTTCCCACCTGATGGACTCGCACTCGGGGAAGACGGGCCTTGAGACGCCAAAGGCTCCCGACGCTCCACCCCCGCAAGCTTAGCGTCCATCTCTGCCGCCGCCTTCGTCTCCGCGGCGTGGTCGATGGCACCCCCGACCGCCTCGAAGGCCGCTCCCGGCACCCCCGCGACAACGCCGAGCTGCGCCATCCCGGCCGCGGCCTCGATGGCGTTGTCGGAGAACTCTAGGGGGGATTTCAAGAGGTCAGGGCGCTTGTCGGCCAGCGCGCTCATGTTGTCCATGAGGTCCGACGTCATCTGATGCACGACGCCGATTGCGGGCATTTTAATCCCGGCGTTGACGCCGTAATTGTACGCCCAAGAGGCCATCTTCTCGGTGAGGCTCTTAATCGGAGCCGTCTCCGCACTCAACGATTGCAGGAAGCGCGCCTTGAAGGGCGCGGCCATCGCGTCGACCCCGTACAGGAAAACGCCCGCGCCCACCGCGGACTTGACCGCGGCAGCGGGTGCCTGCTTCTTGATGTCGGCATCGCTAAGCCCTGAATCGGCCAACTTCGCCATGCGCCCGCCGAGTTCCTGATGGTAGAGCGACAAGAACGTGCCCGCAGCACTTCCGAGCTTCATGCCGATCGGGATTGCCTCGGGGCCCAGCAGGAGCCCGGCCGCCGTCCCGCCGGCGGCAGCGCCGAGCGTGCCCTTGCCGACGAGATCCGCGATCGAGGGTAGGGCCTCGGCGGTCTTTGCGATCGACTGGCGCAGGAGGTCCTTGCTGTCGTCAAGCGGATGCTCGACGAAATGGTTGAGCGACTTTCCGAGCCCCTGCCACGCCGCCCCAGGGTGGTGGTCGAGCTGCAACTGGACGAGGTCAGGCTGGCCGCGCTGGCGCACGTCCTCGGCGGTCATGCTGCCCTCTGCGAGCGCCATGCCCAAAGACGAGTGGTGGAAGTCGGCAAGCCCAGCGTTGAAGCGCGTCTTGATTTCGGCCGCCAACGACTGCGGGCCCTTCGTGAGCAACTTGACCGTCGCCTCGGGCACGTTGTCGTAGGTGTTGCGCTCCTTGTCGAAGCTCGCGCCCGAGCCCTTGAGGAGCTTCTCGGCGTCCTCGGGGGCGAGTGTTACCTCGCCCACCTTCTGCGCGTCGGTGTCCGAAAAGGAGAAGATGTGGCCGGCGCTGACGGTGAAAGAAGAGCCGGCGGCGTTCGACGACAAGGGGGCGTCGCCGCCCGCCGCCGGCTTAGATTCTGGGAGTAGCGCACCCGTCCCCGCTGACGAGGCCGGGGCCGCGGGGGCCGCCTTGACCTTCGGGGCTTCCGGCGCCGGGGGGTTATCCGCGCGCGCCTGCGCGGAGTTATCGAGGAAGCTGGCCGGATCGCGGGGCATTTAAGGCTTCGCCCCGGGCGCGCGCGCGCTCGCTTCCATCAACGCCTCCTGCGCGAACTGTCGTGCGGCGTCGTTGCTCACACTCCCGCCGGGAAGCTGCTTGGCGGCGTTGTTGTACTTGGCGTGGTAGCTGGTAAACGCTTCGACCTGCTTGTCGGGCGACAACTCGCCGAACGGCCCGTCCTTGCTGGCCTGCGCGTCGAGGTAGCGATTGCCGAACTGGCGCGACGTGCCGTAGAAGCCCAGGGGGCCGAAGTTGTAGCCGTTGTCGCCTTTGGCCTTCGCGAGCGACTTGCCCGTCATCTGCGTGAGGGCGGTGTGCACCGTCGAGGCGAAGGTCGCCGGGACCGCCCCTGCTTTTTCGGCGGCCGCCAGGTCGTGCCGGAGTTCCCCGAGCGCGTCCAAATCTTGCACCGACTTGGTGGGGTTTTTCCCTAGGGCCTTGAAGTCGTCGCGCACTTTGACGGCGGTTTCCATTCTCGTGTCGCGGTCGATTCGGCCCGGGGTGATCGGCAACTCCGAAAGCCAGGTGCGCGTCTCAATGCCGCGCTCGAGCATGGCCGCCTGCTTCGCTTTCTCTTTCGGGGGGATGTTGGGGTTTGCCTGAATCGCCTGGCCCTTGGCGATGTCCGCGGCGTTCATCGAGCGGGCGAGTGCGGGCGTGAGGTCGCCGCTCTCCTTGAGCTCGTAGTCGCGCGCGCCCGAGTCCGACAGTTCCTTGAGCAATTGGACGCGCTGCGTCTCGCCGTAAGCGAGGAAGGCGTGCTCGGCCTTCTTTTGCTCTCCGGCCACTTCGGCCCCCGACAGGAAGGCGCGGTGCGCCCCTTTGCTCTGTGCTAAGAACTCCCCCACGCCGGCCGGGTTTTTCAAGAGCCCGTTGGCGACGTAGCCCATCACCATGTCGTGCCCGGTCTTATGCAACAGCTCGTCGGGGGCAGCGTGGAGGTTCTTGGCGTTCTCGCCGACGTCGTTTTTCATCTGCGCAATCGCCAAATTCAACCCGGCTGGCGTCCCCGCCTGGGTCGCGGTCTGGACAGCCCCTTGAGCAAGCGCGCGCAAGTTATTTTGCGCTTGCTTAACGAGCCCGCGCTGGGCCAACGACTGCGCCGACAAAAGCTGCTTGTTCGTCTCCTGCGCGTAGGCCAGCGGAAGCCCCGGGAGCTGCGTGGCTTTCGCGTCGCCGTCGGTCTTCTCTTGCAGGTCCTTGCGCAAGAGCTCGGGGATGTCCTCAAAAGCGGGGCGCTGCTCGGGCGGGACCGTCGTGTCCGCCGCCTGCGCCATGTAGCCCGACAACTTGTCCCCCGCAAAGCGGGCGAACTCGCCGCGTTTAAGAGTGGTCGCGACGTTGTCGGCCATCGCTTTAGCTTTGGCCGTCGCGTCGTCGGCCTGCTGCTGTAGCTTCTCAAGCTGCCCCGCCCCGCCCTCCAAGGCGTTCGCGGCCCCCTGGAAGGGCTGGGTGACGGCCTCGATGTCAGGCGTGGCGTCGCGCCCGACCCGGCTGTCGGGGCGGCTACCGATCTCGGGCGCGGGGATCTGCGGCATTCTTGCCATTATTTAACCCCCGCGAGGATGCCCATGCCCGTCGCCTTCGCGGCTCCGACAAAGCCGCCGGCCAGCGCGTCGCGGCCTTTCATCTCGGCGTTGGTACCACCCATCTCAGCGTTCGCCGCCTCGCGCTCCCCGCCCATGCGAATCGCGGCAGCGTTCTCATTGGCGATGCGCGCGGAGGTCGCCAGCGCGTCGATCGGGGAACCCGCGAGCGTGACGCCCGAGGCCGAGTACATAACCTTCTGCTGCGCCTCGTGCTGGGCGGCCTGCTCCTCGTAGCGCTGGGCGTTGGCCTCGGCCTCGGTGCGAATCATGTCGGCCTGGCTGTTGGCGATCGACTGCGCGGAAAGCGAGGAGAGATAGCCGAAGACGCCGGAAATCATGTCGAGGCCCGCCGACACCCCGTACATCGCCTGCGCGCCTTCCCCCGCCGTCGCCATTATTCCACGCCCCCATCATCGGCCGTGCTGTAGGCCAAGTCGAGGAACTGTACCACAGCGGGGAGAGGTAGCCGTTGTGTGACGAAAACATTTTTCTCTCGTGTCGCGTCATCGAGGCCCGACCACGAGTCCTCGAGCTTGAGTCGCCGCAAGCCGGAGAACACGGGCGCGGGGCGGTCATAGTTCGCGTCCGAGAGGCGGTGCTCAATCTTCTCCATGTTATAGAGGTCAGTACCGTACTCGCAGCCCAGGGAGTTCATGAAGCGGATGTTGATTTCCGAGATGCTGCGGGGCTTTGACTGCGCAGGCCCCGAACGGCCGCCCATCTCCAAGTTGTGCGTCTCCAAGACGCCGGTGTAGGGCAAGCCCCCGCGCAGGACCGCCGCGCGCTGTTGCTGGCCCAGGTTTCCGCTGGGCAACGTAATCGTGCCCTTCGTCACCGTGAGCGTGGCAAAGCTCGGGTCGCCGGTCTGCCCGCCGTCCGAAAGCACCGCGCCATCCCCGAGGACGGCAACCCGTGCGCCCTCAAGGTGGCCGTAACCATAGAAGGTCGAGACTGCGAAATACCAGTCGCCGGCGGCGACGGCCGCGGTGCTCGCGAAGGGAACAGTGACGACAGCGGACACGACCGTCGAGCTCGTGTAGACCGTGATCGTCGCGCGCCCACCGCCTAGCCCCGTCACGGCGTTTGGCTTGACCCAGATTTCCGAGCCCACGTCGGCAGCGGTGAAGACCGCCTGTCCTGCTGTAAGCGTGATCGGCACCGCGGCCTGCCCTGCGACTTGGGCCGCCCCCACAGCGCTCGGCGTGAGCGTGGCCGCCGCGGTCGTGCCGCGCAGCGAGCCGTCGTAGGAGACCTCGGAGTCCATGTGGACGTAACTCGCCTGCGCGCGCCACACCGCACTCCCCCAGAGGGCCAGGTCGGCGGCTTTGCTCCCGTTGGCGGCCGTGCTGACGCGCTGCGGGTTGTCGCTGGCGCGAACGATGGCACCGCTCGCGGCGTAGAAATCTTCGGGGTCGGGAAACACGACGTCGTCGGCCATGACCTCGACGTAGCAGCGCGAGGCGCCGTTGATCGTGCGCTGCACGACGACCCAAAGCTGATCGAACCCGGTTTGCCGCGACACGACCGCGATGTCAACGACCTTGCCGCCCCCGCCGAGCTTGTGGCGGTGCCAGCCCGAGAGGGTGTCCGACTGCTGGACCGTGATGTGCACCGACATCCCGGCCAGCGTGCCGTCCGCGCAGAAGATCCAGAGGGAGTCAGGGCGTCCACGCTGAAGCACTACCCGCTGAATAGGGGAGTACCCTATCTGCTCGGCGTTGAGGCACATGTCAGCACTCTCGAAGGTCGCGAGATACGGGTTGATGACCTTGATTGAGCGCAGCGTCTTACCCGCGCGCTGGATGAAGAACATCTGTTGAAGTCCGGCGGGCATCGTCTCCTCGGCGCCGGCCGTGTCGAACTGGCGGACATTGATCGAGGAGGGCGTGATCGGGATGTCGAGGCCGGAGCCCGAGACGCGGTAGGGCCCGCCGAAGGTGCCCAAGAAGAGATAGTCGGGGCCGCCGCGCGTCCACGAGATGTAGTTCGTGCTGCCGCCTGTCGGGGCCAACTGGAAGAAGCACGCAAAGTCCGCGTTGCTGCCGCCCGTGAAATCGTCGTAGCGCGAGTTGCCGTTGTTGTCGGGGGAGCGCGAGAGGAACAAGCAGTCGGGGCGCTGGTCGGTGCCGCCGTAGACGAGACGCCCTTCGTAGAACGCAACCGAAAGCGGATGCTCGGGGACAGCGGTCGCAACACCGCCGCTGACGTAGGCGCCCCAGCCCGACGAGTTGACGTCAGCACCGGCGAGCGTCTTTAAGTAGGCGACGTTCGAGGAGCCGTCGGCGGACAGCTTGTAGGTCCCGCCGTTGATCGTGACCGCGCCCACGACCCCAGAGAACGTATACGAAACGCTGCCCGGGATGATGCCCGACGGAAACCAGATGAGCGTCTTTGCGGTGGCGCTGCCCGCGGGGAGGAAGACGTTGTCGATGCCGACGTTGTTGGTGGTAAAAGCGGTTCCAGAGGCCTTGCTGATGGGCGCGGTCAGATAAAAATAAGTGCTGACGCTCGTCGTCAGCGTGTTCTCCGTCGCCGTGCCCAAGATCGTCCCGTCTTGGTAGAGCGTCCACACCCCGCTTCCATCGCGATTGAGCCGGATGTGGGAACTGCGAGCGCTAACCGCCGCCCCGGTGAACGTGCCGAGAAGTGAAGCCACGCCGGCGTTGTTGAAGTAAAGACGAAACGTGTTGCAGTCGGTGCCGTACACGCGCAGCTCGTAGAAGTTGGTCGCGTCCTTGTAGATGGGAAGGAAGCGCACGAAGGCGTTGACGACGCCCGCGAAACTCGTGCCGGTGCTGTCAGGCACGACGTCGCCTCCACCCAGGCCGCCGTCGGTCTTGACGATGTCGAACTCCCAATTGCCAGCACCCCCGGTCGCCTGCGCGGCCAAGAGGCTCGCCGACGTATACCCTGGCGTCACGCGCGCGGTGTCCGAGCTGACCGCTTGGAGACTCGACCCAAAGATAGACGACGTCGTCATGAGCGTCGGCGTCCATAAGCCCAGCCCCGACTCGAAGTCGTCGTAGAGCACGCCCGGGGTGATGCCCAAAAGACTCAGCGCCGTCGACTGCGAGAATGGGTCGTTGGTGCGCGTGAACGAGCCGATGGTGAAGGCGTTGTTGGAGTCGACCGTGAGTTTCTGCGCGGACTGCGTCCCGCCGGTCGTGAGATACATGGTCGAGCGCGTCGCGGCCACTTGCAAGTTCGCGATGTCCGCGGCCGAGTAGGGCGTGGTGATTTCATAGACCACCGCCGCCGTGCCCGCGGTTGCGACGGCCGGGTACGCGCTCGTGTCGAGGAGCGCTGCCGTGACGGGGTCGGCCAGGCTGAAAGTGTTGCCGGAAAGGCCCGAAATCAAGAACTGCTTGTTGTTGAGCTGCGGCATTCCCACGACGTTGCTGAGGATGACCTCTTGACCGTTGGCGAGGCCGGAGGCGCTCGCGACCGTGACCACCGCGGGGCTGGCCTTGGTGATGCTCGTGATCGCCGCCTGGGTCGTTGTGAGGAGGTTCTGCGTGACGGGGTTGCGCACGCGCAGGTAGCCCGGGGTGAACTCCAAGAGGTAGGCGAGGACGTCGTTGACCTCGAAGTCGAAGGCGCGCGCGACGGCCCCGAGGCGGGTCTGGTAGGAGTAGATGGTGCCGGTGCGAAAGCGCGCCGGCCCCTGGATCTCCGCGATGAAGTTGAGCATCTTCTTCGCGGAGGTCTGATACCACGGCTGGTCGAAGCGCGCGCGGGAGCGCGGAGAGGTTTCCCCGCCCGAGAAGTTGACGACGACCGCGTTGCCCGTCACGGGGCTACCTTCCCCCGATGCGCGTGTTGTTGCGCCAGGAGCCGCCTGCGCGCCGCACGTCGCGGATGCGCGAGCGCTGCACGCGCACCGGCGGCTTCTCCTGGCCGGAGATGGCGGCCGCCGCGACCTCGGCGTTGCGGAGTTCCGCGATGAGCTTGTCGCTCGGCTCTTTGCCCGTGATCTTCTTGCAGGTCCGCGCCGCGAGCGTTGCCGCCAGCACGTCGATGAAGGCCGAGTCGAACTGCAAGACGTTCTGCGCGTCGTAGGTGTAGGTGAGCTCGAGGCCCGTGGGGTTGGCCGAAGCCCCCGGGGGAACGTAAATCGGGGCCGCAGCGCCACCGGCGGAATAGGTGCCATAGGCCGAGGAGTCGAAGTTCTGGCCGCCGGCCGTCTGAAGGAAGTAGACCGCGTTGGCACCCAGGAGGCCCGCGACGAGCTGGTAGACGTTGCCGTTGAGCTGCACCGTGCCCACGACCCCAGAGACCTGGTACTGCGCGCCGGGGATTGGCGCGCCGCCGGCGACGAGGGCCACCGTCGACCCCGCGGGAACCGCGATGCCCGCGTAGAGGTCACCGCTCCGGTAGATGGCCGTGAGGGTGAGCACGGGCGCCGGCGTCGCCAGGCCCACGGCTCCCGCTATGTCGTCGCAGTAGAGGTAGCCGCCCGAGAAATCAAAGAAGTCCGTGGGGATGGCCCCGCCCCACAAGATGCGGTCGCCGAGCTTGAGCAGCCGCACGCTGTCGTTGGGCAGCGAGTAGCCGTTGACGAACTCGGGGTGGGCGGGCGCGTTCGCGTTCGGCGTGATGAGGACGACCTTGCGCGCGAAGTTGAAGATGTACTTGCGCAGGAGGAGACGGCGGATCTGGTCGTACCACCGGGCCATGATGTCGGCCGCCGGGGAAGCCGGGTTGACGATGCTCGTGACGGGGTCCTGCGCGAGCAAGTCGAGCGCGAGGTTTACCAAGTCAACGGACGCCGTAGGTTGAGACACCCGTTTCCCCCTTGCGACCTACGAACAAAAGATGCCGAGAGGCCCCGCCGAGGGCGGGGCCTCTCGGTTTTGAAGACTAGCCCTGAATCCAGCGGCCGCGCAGGACCAGGTTGCCCGCCGCGGAGCCCGCGGTGTTGAGGCGCATCCCGATGGCGTAGGCGTCTTCCTTCCACTTCGGGTCGGTGAAGCCGAGAAGCTGCCAGAGCTTCAAGTCGTAGTTGAGGAACCCGCCGGTCGTCGCGCCGAGCGTCGTGATCGTCTGGACCACGATGTTCGTCAGGACGTTCTTCGGCGAACCCTGCGCGTTGCCCGCGCTGATGTCGGTCGCGGTCAAGAAGATCGCGCCCGCGTCGACCGGCGTGCTGTTCGGCGTGCCGGTCGTCGAAGCCCCGGCGTAGTAGTCCCCGGTGGTCGTGCTGACCGCGCCCAAATTCGACAAGGACTTGTCGACCTTGAAGATGCCGATGTCCGCGCTCGTCAAGCCCGTGATCGCATCGTTGTAGAGCTCGAGCATGGTGATGAGCGCATCCGACGCGATCTCGGCGCAGAAGTAGATCGTGCCGTTGCCGTCGGTCGTCTTCTTCGCCCAGCTCTGAATGAACTCGCGCACCAACCCGCCCGCCGCGACGCCCGCCAAGCCGCGCTTCTGCGGCAAGGCCCCGACGTTCGCGTCGATCCATCCGATGAAAGCTGCCATGGTATTCGTCCTCCACCCTTTAGGGGTCCGTCTTGTCTCCCGTCCTCCCCCGCCGCTGAGCGTGTAGCCCAGCGGCGGGAGTGCAGCTCACCCGGCCGCGTGTTTTAGCTCGCGGTCGTGTTGACCTGCTGGACGAGGGGACCCTCGGTGCGGACGGCTCCCAGGTCGAAGATGATCTGGACCTGCATGACCTCGATGAGGTCATAGCGCGGCGTGACCTCGAGCGAGAACTCCTTGGACATGCCCACGCAGCATCCGCGCGTGGACATCGCGAAGCACGCGCGCACGCTCGCGGCCACCGACAGCACGGGCTTCGGGGCGTTGGCCGCGAAGGGGACGAGCTTGATGCCCGCCGCCTCGGCCATGCGACCCTTGTCCACGACGTAGTGCTGCGAGTACAGGTCGTTGATGAGCTCGACTTCCTGCATCAAAGACGTGTACTCATTGCCGGCGATGCCCATGACGAACGTCTCTTCGACGTCGTTGCCGACGTCGTTGTCCATGAAGTTCTTGCGGATGCCGATGAGCTGGGCGTAAGTCAAGCCCGCCGTCGCGGTGACGGTCAAGACACCGTCGTTGGCGCCCGTGACCGCGGTGCCCATCGTGCGACCCGTGTAGACGGTCGCGAAGAGCGAAGAGACCACGACGCGGTCGAACACCCGGGCCATGGCGCGCACGCAGGCCTTCGCGTACTCGCCCTGCGGATTGGCGAGCATTCCGCGAACGTCGGCCTTGTCGATCGGGAGCGTCAGCACGAAGCGCTGGCGCGCGATCTGGCGGCGCAGGTGGTTGATGTCCGAGAACTGGACGGGCTGATGGCGGCCGACGACCGGCGAAGCTTCGATCGGGCCGAGACCGTCGTAGGCGTAAGTCTCGCCTTCCATCGGGCGGACTTCGACGAAGGGACGCAGCCGGGACTCCATCTGCTGCGCGAGGACGTGGACGTGTTCCGAGAACTCGATTACGAGGGCATTGTCGATAAGATCGCCTGCCATAGGGGTAAGCCTCCGTTAAGATTTTATGCGTCTCTTAGCGAAGACCGTATCCCTGCCGAGCGGGGGCCCTCTGCGCGATTCGAGTGGAGGGGGTCGCGTGTCCCGTGTCTCCAATGTCGGAATTATGACAGAGACATGTTGCGCGTGTCAAGGGGAAAAAGAAAACCGCCCCAGGTGCACCATACGATCTCGTAGGTGGGGGCGGTGTGTTGAGATGATTCTACTTCTTTTCGAGCGCGTGTCAAGGGGAAAAAGAAAACCACCCCAGGTGCACCATACGATCTCGTAGGTGGGGGCGGTGTGTTGAGATGATTCTACTTCTTTTCGAGGGCCGCAATCTCCTTCGCGAGTTGCTTGACCGTCGCGTTGGTCGAGGCGTGCGCGGGGTCCTGCCAGTTGGCGTAAGGCTTGGTCCCCATGAGCGTGCGCATCTCCCGGCGCTTCTCAGCCGCGGTCGTGCCGCCGGTTCCGCCGCCCGTGCTGCCGGTGCCGCCGTTGAGGTCGTCTTCGGTCGCGTACTTCTTGTGGATGGCGTCGATGATCGAACCCATGACGACGACCTGCTCGTCGGTGATCTTGTCGAGGTTCTGGGCGGCCGCGGACGGCGCGTACTGCTTGATGAGCCCGCGCACGCGCTCCATGACGGCCTTGTTCTGCTCGCCGAGCATGGTCTTTGCCAGCGTGTCGAACTCTTGAGCCTTGCGAGCGTTCTCTTGCCCCAGCGCCTTGCGCTGCTCGCGCCCGAACTCGTCCATCGTCTTGAGAAAGCCGCTCGCCTGGACTTTGCTGATCTTGCCGGCGTGGAAGGCCGCGCGCACGGCCTTCAAGAAGTCGTCGCTAGGCTTGGCGTCCTTGTCGAGCGGGATCTCGTAGTCGTCGGCCTTGTCGGGGCGGAACTGCTCGAAGAACTTTTCCATCTCCTCGGGCGTCGCCGTCTTGTGGTCGGGGATGGCCAGGCGCTTGCCGATGAGAGACTCGGCGCCATCGAGCTTCTTGAAAAACTCGGCCCCGACGGTCTTGTCCCAGGGCTTGTCGAGCCAGGGCTTGATGAACGCGGACTCGTGGAGTTCCTGCGGGACGTACTCGCGCGTCAGCACGGCAATCGGCTCGGCCATATTATTTCTTCTCCCCTTCCTTCGATCTCACGACGCCAAACTCGGCCTCGAACTCGGCCGCGGCCAGGAGTTCGGGTGTGGCAATCATCTTGCGCAGGTCGCGGTAGACCTCGCGTTGTGCCGCCGCGCACTCGGTCGAGAGCGGGGCCACGTCGCCGCCGGCGGCGCGCAGGAGCACCGCCTTGTTGTAGCCGCAGCGGGCAAAAAGCCACGCCCACACGATGCGGCCGTTCTCTTGCTTGAGAATCCAATCGAAGGCCGCAAGAATACGGGCTTCCTTGCGCTTCGCCTCTTCCTGGCGCACGACGTCGTCGGCCTGCTCCTTCGTGCGCGCGGCCAGGTGCTCAGACGGCAACGCCCTGGTGAACCCCGTTCCCCCCTTCTTTGCCATGTCCTACCCCCCTACTTTTTTCACTTCGCCGACGCAGCGGCGGCAGCCGGAATGGCCGGCGTCGTGCCCATCGCCTGCCGCGACTGCGCGGCCTTGAGCGCGATGTTCGACTGCTGCTCGCCCTGGTCGAGCTGCTTCTGCTTGTCGGCTTCCTGGCGGTTGGCCGCGCGGAACTTCAAGAGCGCTTGCTCGGTGCGGATGACTTCGACCGGGCCGCCCGAAAGGTCGTAGACCTTGCGCAGCCACATGTCGAGGTCGAGGCCGTCGAGAACTTGCGGCTGGACCCCTGCGAGGGCCAGCGCCGAGTCGGTGGCGGTCATGAGGCCGCGCAGCTTGTCGGCCTGCTGGAAGCGCTTGGCCGGCGAGATGTACTCGACTTCGAAGACGTTGAGGCCGGCCTGCCACGCCTTGAGCACGACGGGCGGGACGGTGACCTTCTCGGCGCCGACGATCGCATCCCATGACTTGCGCAGCTTGGCCCCGGGACCTTTCGTCACGACACCCAGGTAGCCGTTGCGAAAGAGAATGTTGAACGACCGCTCGATGGTCGGCGTCATGACTTCTTTTTCTTGGCGCGAGAAAACGCCGCCGAGCGCCTCGCCGCGGATCTTATCGCGGATGCTCGTCTCGTAGGCCGTCATCTGCGTCTGGTTGTTGAGGTCCAAGAGGCGGTCGAGGAAGAAGGCCTGGGCGATCTTTGCCGCGAGCTGCTTCTGCTGATCCAACGCCTGCATGAACTCGCCGATGGTGAAGAGCGGGAAGATCGGTTTCTCGTCGCTCTGGCGACCGGACGTGTTGAAGACGTTGATGTCGCCGGCACCCGTGGAGATAATACCGCCGCCGAGGCGCCCGTCATCGAGCACGCCCAGGGGCGGGTCGAGAGATTTCTCGGTGGCGACGAGCACGCCTTCGGTGAGGACATTGAGCGATTGCGCGTCGGGCTGGGCCAGCATCCCGCACGAGCGGCCGTAGGGCTCGTTGAGCTGCTTGAAGAGCCGGCCGATCGCGACGGGCATCTCCTCGAAGCCGCCCTCGCGCAGTCGCGCCGCCTCGCCGATCGCGATGTGGACCGTGCGCACGGGCATCCCGGCCTTGCCGAGTTTCAAGTTTCCGAGGTCGTCCTTCTCGGGGTTCTTGGGCTCGATGACGACGAGGACGTCGATTTCCTCGTCCTCCTTGCCGGTGTTGTACTTCTCTTGAATCTTCGCCGGGATGTAGTCGCCGGGCTTGCTGTACTCGGTGATGATCTGCTTCACCTTGAGCGGGCGGATAAAGTAGACCTGGTCGACGAAGCCCTGCTTCGTCTCCGAGATGCACATGTTCTTGACACCCCAAGCGTCGTAGAGCAACGGCATCTCGGGGTCGTTCTTCGAGTTGTCCTCGGTGAACACTCCGGCCGTGCCGAAGATGCCGGTGTCCAAGAAGTGCTCCATGAACGCCATCGAGAGGCCGGCCTTGGGCTTCTCCATGTACTCGTGCATCTGATGGGTCGCGAAGCGGAAATAATCCTCGACGCCCGGCACACCCTTGATGCGATAGTTAGGCTTGAGCCGGAAGGTGCGCGCGGCGTCGGGCAGCATCATCGAGAGGAAAATCGAGGCGAACAAATACGCGGAGAACTGGCCGGTGTTGTCGAAGACGTCGGCTTGGAGGAATTGGCCGGGGACGATGACGCGCGTAAAATCCATCTTGCGCGTGAGGAAGATTTCGGCGAGCGTCTGGTAGAGCACGAGCCACGGATATTTCTCTTGCTCGAGCTCGCGCAACCGGCCGATGTATTCCTTCGTCGTTTTGGGCATCTAGCTCATCCCCGTGATCTGGCCGCGCCCGCTGTTGGGAGCGCCCGTTTGAGTCGCGGCGCCAAAACCGAAGCCGGTGGCGACTGCGCTCTTCTCGTTGTCGCCGAAACCGAACGTGGCGCCCGTCGTCTCTTGCGCCTTCGCCTGCGCGCTGGCGGCGTCCTGCTCGGCCTTGAGCTGGGCCTGCTGCTGGTTCGCGAGGTCCCTGGCGGCGCCGGCAGCACCTTGGCTTGCCTCGTAGTTGGCGACACCCACGCCGGTCGAGACCGCGGCCGCGGTGGCGCTGACAGCGAGCGCGATCTCAACTCCCGTGCACACCTAGGCGAACCTCTTGTAGAAAATCTTGTCGATGGGCGCGTAGCCCAAATGCTCGAACACCGCGCCGAAGTCGGCGCCCATCTTCGTGTGGCACATGATGAGGTTGACGCCCTCGCCCTTGAGCTGCGCTTCGCACCAGCGGATGAAACGGATGCCGAAGCGCCCGCGGCGCGCGGGGTCGACGAAGATGAGATCCTGCTGGGCCAGCTTGATCGACTTGTAGTGGATGTCGCGGCGCACGAAGTAGACGGCGTAGCCGACGAGCACGCCGGCCTCGCGCGCGGAGTAGACGCGAATCATGCCCGTCTCGTCGGCCTTGACGAAGAAGTCCTTGTCGGGGTCGAGCGGGACGTCCTTGTAGGGGGCGAGTTCCTCGTAATGCTGGGCGAGGAGGGGCACGAGGTTGTCCCAGATGCGCTTGACGTTCTCGCGCCGGAAGGAGGCGACAGCGTGCTCGCTCGTCATGGTCTCGGTCATCCCAACGCCCTCTTTCGCGCCATGCTCCGCAAACCCCCTTGACGATTTCGTGTCGAGATTGTAGCACCATTATCCGCGCGACGCCAGGAGTTTTCGGCCTGCACGCGGCGGACGGGGTCGGAGTAGGTCAACGCAAAGCCCGCGAAAATGTCGAGGCTTTGGCCGAAAATCTTGATGAGGTCCTCGCGCGGGGCGATGGAGTGCTTGCCGTCCGACCTCTCTTTGTGCATCGGGAGTGCGGCGAGGTCAGCGTGGATGGCGTCGCCGCTGCAAAGCCAGGCGTGCGCGTCGAGTTGGACCCCGGGGCCGTTGGGGATGGAGACGTGGCCGCCGTTAATCCAATCGGCGCCGAGCAGGTGGATCTCCGAGCGCTTGTTGGTGTACTTATTGGGGAAGTCGGTTCCCTGGTTAAACCACACGCCGATCACGCGGCGCTTAAAGCCCAGCTCGTGCAGGCGGTCGACCATTTGCTTACCGTAGCCGTTGTCGACGAAGAGCGTGTCGAGCCGCTCCTGTTCGAGCAAGCGCGCGACGCGACTGACGAGCTGCATGGAGTTAAGCCCCGCGAAACGGTACGCCTTCTCGAACACGTTGCCTTGGCGGACGACGAGGATGGAGCGGTCGGCGCGCTTGCCCTCGCCGGCGGGGTCCAAGCCACCGATGCGCGGCATCATCTCATCGAGCGGGAGTTTTTGGTCTAGGCCGCGCGCGGTGACGATGGCGTCGGCGCGCACTTCCCCAACCGCTGTCGAAAGAAACGCTTCGATGGGATTGCTCGGATAGATTGCGCGAAACTTCGCTGCCCCCACCTGGGGGTTGAGCGGCGAGAGCTCGAAGATCTTGCCGCGGCGCCAGAGCATCTTGCGCCGCGCGCGCGCCGGCGAGATGGGCGCTTGCGAGAACGGGAACGGCTTGTCGAAGTGCGCGGCGACGAACTTCTCTTCTTCCTCGGTGAGCGGGGTGCCGTCGTCTTCGCGTTCGTACTCGTCTTGCCAATACCACGGCAAGAAGACGAAGATGTAGTCGCCCTCGCCGCGCATGGCCGCCTGGCAGATTTCGTAGTAGGTTCCCTTGGGCCCGTTGGCGGTCGATTCGAGGATGATCTCGGTGCCAGGAAGCAGGGCCACGCCCTGCATCATGGAGTCGATGATCGCGGCCGCGTTTTCCGAGTACGCGACCTCGGACCAATGGACGAGCTGCGACGTCGTGCTGCGGCCGGCGTCCTCGTTGCCGGCCGTCGCCGCGGAATATTTTCCGTTGATGCCCGGGAAGATCATCTGCCGCGGGTTGTCCTTGCTGACTTCGGGGCGCAACGCGGGGTTGACGTTCTGATGGAAGCGCCGCACCATGCCGAACAGATTGTCAGTCGCCGTCGCTTCGTGCGCGAGGATTGACGCCGAGAGCCCGGGGTTGCGCGTGACCAAGTGGTAGTCGCGCGCGCCGACGTAAGTGGAGATGCCGGCCTGGCGGCCCTTGACGATGACCACGCGCACCCAACCCTTCTTGCGCTTCTGCTCTTCGATTTTCGCGTGGAGGTAGCGCTGCGCGAGGTTGGGCCGCATGGGACCGAGCTCGCCGTTCTTGGCCTGGACGACGAGCGGCGCGTTCTCCGCGAAGAACCAGAGGTCGTCGTTAAGTCGATTGTGTATATCGACGACGTTCATGGCGCGAGATCCCCGAACAGATTTGGCTCGACGACTTCGGCCTCGACGACCTTTGCCGCCAGCTCGTCGGCCTTGCGCTTCAAGAAGCCCTCGTAGGATTTGTCATCGAGGTTGACGTTCAAGTTTTCGGATTTGCTCAAGGCCTTGCCGATTAAGCGATCCATCGCGGCTTCGATGTCCGCGCGGTCGCCGGAGCGCGCGGCGTTGACGAGCTGCTTGCGCACCATAACCTCGGCGATGGTCATGCCGTCAAAGCGGCCGAAGTCGGGGTCGAGGGGGTTTGTGACTTCGTAGGGCTGCGCTGCCGCCGCGAAGTAGAGGTTTTGAAGCGTGTTGCGCGTGAGGACCGGCTCAGACGCCAGGACGGGCACGCCGTCCTTCCAGATGATGAGGCGCTGAATCGCCGTCGACGGGATGGCGACGTCGTTCACCGAGGATGCTCCACCGCCTCCATGTCCAGCAGCGTGGGCTTCTTCATGGCTTCCGCCCTTTCGGCCTCGGGGCGTCGCAATCCTGGCAGGACTCGCCGCCGTTGAAGAAATCATGGCCCCAGGTGATCCAGCAGACGAACTTAGCGATCAGGCGAAATAGGACCATGGCTTGCTCTCCTTGTCGGCTTGCCAGGGCTTCTCTTCGCCGCGGGTCACAGGCCGTCGTTCATGTCCGCGAGTTCCTTCTCTTCCTTGCGCGCGGTGTGGCGCTCGAGGATGCGGTCGCTCGGGGTCTTCTTCACGCCGAAGCCGCCCTTCACGCGGTTGCCCGCTTGGTCGACGACGTCGGTGACGGTGTTGGTCTTGAAGTCGATGACGTCCTCGCGCAGGTGGGCCACGTCGAAATACTCATCGACGTCCACCGGGAAGTCGGGGATGTTCTCGCGGACGTAGACCTTGAGCGGCTCGAAGCTCATGTAGGCGAGGCTCGTGGGCTCGGGTGCGCCTTGAAGCGGGGTCACGCTCTCGATGGAGTGCGTGCGGAAGGTGATCGCCAGCGGGTCCATCTTCTGCAAGGCGCTCTTGAGCAGCCCGCCGTTGGGGCGGCTCTGGCCCACGATGATGCCCAGCGCCGACTCGCCCTTGGCGCTGACGAGAGAGGGGAGGTTGAAAGGCAGCGAGTAGCGCTTGGTGACGTTGCCCTTGGTCTCGGAGCTGCGCGCGTAGTATTCGCCCACCACGATCACGCGGTAGCCGTGGGCGCCGGCCTTCTTGCTCAGGGTCTTGTCGAGGTTGACGGCGTGCTTGATCGCGGGGGCCGCGGGACGTGTGGTCTCCAACTGCTTGTCGAGTGCCGGCGGTTGCTCTTGCGCGTGATCGCCGGCGACGAGCGAGGGTTCGCCGGTCTTGGCGAGAGCGCCGTTGAGCTCTTCGAGGAGTGCGTCGTTCGCGTTTGCGGTCGGTGCCATGCTGGTAATCCCCCTTGCGTCTTTACGCGCTCTACGCGGACTGCTCGTCGTCCAGCAAATTGAAGTCGGGCTCTTCGTCGGCCACGATGGGAGCGGCCGGCGGGGCGGCCGGCGGGGCGGCCGGCGGGGCGGCCGTTTTGGCGACGATGTTCTCGTGCGCGACGACCTTGTGCGTGTGGATGGCGCGGAACTCGGGGTCCTTCTTGGACAGGCGCTCGGCAAGCAGCTTGTCGGAGAGGATGTGGCCGAGCGCGCCCTGGCCGTGGACGCGGTGCTCGCTGGGCTTCAACTCGAACTTCTCGCTGTACGCGCGCTTGACCTTCTCGCCCTTCTCGGCGAAAGCGAAGTAGAAGCCCTCGACGGTGATGCGGTGGCCGAGGAGCGCGCCGCCCTTCGGCAGGTCGTGCGCTTGAGCGAGGTGATCGGAGATCTTGGTCATGCGGGGATTGTAGCGGGCGCGTGACGTTCTTGTCAAGGGAATATTTTTTTTATTTTTTTTCTGTTGCGCGCACCAACGCGAGGAGACTCCTACTTCTTCCGCCGGGCGCACGTCAGAATTTCGGGCACGCCCCCCGAGATCGAACCCGGCCCCCTCCGCGCGAAAAAGAAAAACCCTCATGCGGTCGCCCGCGGCCGGCACGGTCCAGAATGCCCCAGGACCGCCGCGCGGCCGCGCGCGAGCTGTGCGCCCATCGCGCGCCGTAACGTGGCCATATCGCATCCTCCGCGCGGCCGCGCGCGG